AATTGTGTCAGTTGGCGCTAACAGAGATCATGACGATGGAGGGAAAATGATTGCTGTATATAAGCCAGGAGATATCATTTGGTTCTTCTCTTACTTGGATAACGCGGATATGTTCCGTTTTGAAAAAGAAGACTACTATGCAGTATTATTTCATGATGCCAGAGCTAAACTTGAAGAATGAGAATTAAAACAGACATTATATATGGGGATACTGCCCAAGATGAAATCCATAAGGGCGCTGAAATTGTGGCACAAGCTGTCGGCTCAACCCTTGGACCGAGTGGTAAAAATGTCGCTATTGCCTACTCAAATGAATATGGTATTCATGCAAGAATTGTTGTCAAAGACGGGGTAACTGTTGCGCGCTCCATTGATCTTGATAATGAATATCAAAACATGGGAGCACAAATTATTAAGGAAGCCTCATGGAAAACCGTACAGGCAGTAGGAGACGGGACAACTGTTTCAGCAATCCTCAGCTTTGCTCTCTATGACCAGATTTTCAAACTCTCAAGGGCTGGCTATGACCCAATACTACTGCGAAAAGAAGTTGAAAAGGCAGTCGATAAAGTGATTGGTGAAATAGATAAGCTGGCTATTCCTGTCAAGACGCTTGAGCAGAAGAAACAGATTGCCAATATCTCAGCAAATGACGAGGAGTTGGGAGAGCTTATCGCAAAGACTGTGCATGAGATGGGAGAAAACGGACTTGTTCTTGTAGAAGAGTCAACCCTTCCCCATACTAAAGTTGAGAAAACCGAGGGATTCCAGTTTGATAAAGGCTGGGCAGCACCAGAGTTTATGACCAATCCCAACAGGCTTGAGGCAACCATTGAAAATCCCCTTATTCTTATAACTGATGAATACGTTAATGATCTTAGGCTCATTGAAGATCTACTCAATGCCTTAGCAACCCAGCATAAGAAACTTGTGTTTCTTGCTTCTAACTTCTCACTCGTTGTTGCAGGCAACATGGCAGATAATAAAAATCGCGGGGTACTTCCCTCGTTACTTATTGAAGCCCCAAGCATGGGACAAAACCAGCGCAACACTCTTTCTGATATGGCTGTTTTAACAGGAGCAACCTTCTTCTCACAATCAACAGGGAAAAAGTTAGCTGATGCAACAATTGAAGATTTGGGACAGGCTGAATATGTCAAATCAACAAGAAACGAAACGCTTATCTCAGGGGGGCATGGCAATAAACTGGTTATTAAAGAACGTGTCGCGGAAATTGAAAAGATGCTTGAGACAGAGGAGATGGATTTTGATAAGGAAAAGCTCAAAGAGCGACTTGCCCGTTTCACCTCAGGCATAGCAGTAATCAAAGTAGGCGGAGCAACTGAAACAGAAATGAAAGAGCGTCTTGAGAGGGTTAAGGATTCAGTACAAGCAACGAAAGCTGCTGTTGCAACAGGCATTGTCCCCGGTGGTGAGGTTATTTATCTTATTATTAGACAAGTTTTATCTCCTAAGAATATTGCTGAAAATATTGTCTATCAGGCGCTCTATCAACCATTTAAAATCCTTCTTACCAATGCAGGACTTGATGCAGGAGAATGGTATGAGAAACTGCAAAATGCCACAAAACACTCAGGAATTGATATAACCAAACAGACAATAGTTGATATGGTAAAAGAGGGAATCATTGATCCCTCTGAGGTATCAAAAGAAGCGCTTAAGAATGCCTGCTCAACGGCTATTGCAAATTCAAGTATAGGCTTTATTGTTATTCAGAAGAATACTGACAAGGATACAAAAAGGTAATATTATGGACGCAGAACAACAAAAACTTAAATCAATATTAACTATGGTCTATGATATTTTCAAAGATCCCGAAACAGCTAATTCTATAGCTACAATGTATTGGAGTTTATTTAAGAGCTTGCAGGAAAAGGGTTTTACTGAATCCCAAGCATTTGACATCATATTACGATTTAATATAAATTCATCTAAGTAATATGGATTGTCCATCTTGTTTTAAAGCGCCAGCCACAATACATCCTATGGGAAAGCTTCCATGCTCTGCTTGTCAGGAGAGACACAATAGACTTCCCTCGCCATCGCTTCCTGTTGAGATAATACCGGAACGCATCAAGGCAGAGCGTAAAGAGAGACAGGATAGTATCGAGCAGCCGCATTATAAAGGAGAACTCAACAAACGCTATGTTGATTTATGGGGTGAGGAGATTGCGCTTGCCAAAGGATTTACTAAGAAAGAAATCAAGAATGCCCGCTATGTCATGGATGGGATATCAGATGGCTCAATTAGATATTATAAAGACGGGGAGGATTTTAATAAATACAAATGAACAGAAAACATCTTACCACTTTTCATGTGCAAGCAAAACAAATAAGTAATGGATTATTTTATGATGTTACTGATATGCGCTGGAACGGGAAAAATGAGATATTGGAAATTATTGTGAGAAATCATGGCAGCATTTTACCTTATCTCTTTAAGTTACAATCGCATTATCTTTCTAAAACGAAAAAGGATGAATTTGAGCTTTATCTCGTAACAGACAAATGATGCAATTCTATTTATTCTTTCTTATTATGCTTATCTTTTCTTTTGGCTTTTTTGGCTTGGGGTTTTTTGTAGGGAAATCTTTAAAAAAAACTATTGTCATTATTGATAAGCAAACAGGTGAGGAAGAAATAAAGGAAGTGCCGTCGGATACCAAAGAGCAGGACATCTTAGCTGTCGCCGGCTATCCGAAAAACGGTATTCGGTATCAACCTCCTGTTGATGAGCCATCAGGGATAGTTTACAGACCAACGACAGAAGAGTTAAAATTAATGGGAGAAGATGAACAAACCAAAGAAGCAAAACGCGCTGTAGCGCAAACATTTGGAAGTGTTCTGCCCAAAAATGGAGAGAGTTAATGTTAATCAACAACATAAAGATAGTTTGTCAAAACAAGAACGCATAGGACTGTTACTCGGTGGACTGATGGGGACAATGTATGCATTCTATATCTTAGCTGCAATTAATTTTGGGTGGATGACATGGCAGACATTCTTTGATAAAAAGCCGTTTGATCCCTATCCATTTTCATTTCTGTTATTTTGCGGGAATATTCTGCAATTACTGTGGTTGCCGATATTAAATGTGTATCAAAGCGTTCTAAGTAAACATGCAGAATTGAAGGCTGATAGTGATTTACAGACTGATATCCGATCCGAAGAAATGCTAAAATCAATCAACGGAAAACTTGATACGTTAATAGAAAACAAAAATGTCCATAGACCCAACGAAACCACTCATATTTGAAAGCCCTGATAATGAGAATAAACAACAGGGCGAAAACAGGCATAAATTTGCTAATGAAACCTCATTTAAACCAGGGCAAAGCGGTAATCCAAAAGGCAGACCGCCGGGAACATACTCATTAACTACTGTTGTAAAGCAACGCCTCAGTGAGAATCCTCATGAATTAAAAGAAATCATTGATGCGTTATTTGCTATGGCAAAAAAGGATGTTAATGCAATAAAACTTATTTGGCAAAACATGGATGGAATGCCTCAGCAGAATGTTGATCTTAAGGGACAAATTGAGACAATTACAACCAAGCGCGCCCCTACCAAAAAACAACTTGAAACGAAATAATGAATCTGGAAATAAATACATTTTATCCAACGATGCCCCATCCTGGACAAGAGGAAATCCTTGACGCTATTGATAATGGAGTGCGTTTTATTCAACTGCGGGCAGGGCGTAAATGGCGTAAGACTTCCCTACTCATTAGTATTCTTTTTGAGCAAGCTATTTTAACGGGACTCACCTGTCCGTATGTTTGTCCTACCCGAACACAGGCAAAAGTAATTGCATGGAATGACCACGTACAGCGTATTCTCAATGGTTTTAAGTTTGAGGGTATGCCATATAAAAAGAATGAAACAGAATTGACGGTGACGCTTCCTAACGGCGGAAAAGTAATGCTTATGGGAGTAGAAAACAAAGAGGCTTTGCGTGGTATTTCAAACTGGGGATTTTTTGCTGGCGATGAGTATGATGATTGGGCTGAGGATATTTTCCCAACTATCATACGTCCTAACTTAATGGTACATAAAGCACAAGCTATTCTTGCAGGAACTCCGAAAGGGTTTCGTAATCTCTACCGACTTGAGCAGGGCGGCATGTTTAAGCCATTTCATCATACCTCCTATGAAAATCCTGAATTAGATAAAGAAGAGCTTGAAAATCTAGTGAGTGAATATAAAGAGATGGGTATGGGCTATTACCGCCAGGAAATTTTAGCAGAATATATGAAGCCTGTAGGGACTGTGTATGCTGAGTGGGACATGGAAAAGCAATATATACCATTTGCGTATAACCCCACCCTTCCTGTGCATTATACGTGGGATTTTGGAGTCAATGATGCAACCGCTATTATTGTTCTTCAGAAATACGGACAGGAGCTTAGGGTCATTGATTATATTGAGAAAACAGACTCAAATCTTGAATATTTTACTGACTGGCTCGATAAACTGCCATATAGACCGGCAGAGCTTGAGACAGGAGATATTGCAGGTAGGGCAAGATCACTTATAACAGGCAAGTCTGTTATTGATGAAGCGCAGAAGTTGGGGCATACCATTATCACAATGCCCATTCCTGATATCCCAACTCAAATTCGTCATACGCATAAAGTAATCCCCAAATTGTTTGTTAATAAAGCAAATCCCAATACCCAGCGTTTTGTTGAATGTTTGCTTAATTATAAATATCCTGAGAAAGCTGAGACACTTATCAATCAGTCAAATGAAATCCCAATCCATGATGAGTTCTCACACGGCATGAGAGCTTTAGAATATTATTGCTGGAATGTGTTTGAACATGGCTCAGGAGCCGTAGAAACAGGTAACATCTTGCCTCAACAAAAAAAGACAAGTATAATAATCCGTGGAAAGGAACATGGTATCAATCCTGATGCGTTTGCACTTGCGAATGAGGAAGGCAACACGCGTGTAATTGGATCATGAGAAGAACAAACAACCCTGACAAACAATGTAAATATAAGGCGTGTAAGTATCGCCGGATGAAGAGGCGTAAGTATTGCGAGAAGCATGTCAATATGGTTGAGATTGAAGGAACAGCGCAAAGTGTAGTACCTGTAATTCAGGAAGCATATACCAAGGAAACTCTGATGCAAGGTAATTTCTCGAATATACAACAGAAGCCTTCACTCTTGAAACGCATTAAACGCTTTATTATAATGGAAGCATGAAAGTAAATTATAACGAACCAAAATTTAGCGGATTATATGCAAGCTGGGATGACTCGGAAGTTATTGATTATTTGCGTAACAGCGTATTTTATCAGAAAACATTTAAAGGGCATGAAGCATCATTTGAAGGTAAAGATATTGAAGTTCCCCCATATTTTTATTTTATAACCTGTTTTAAAAATAAGAATCATTTTTGGCATGATGTTTTTTCAGTGCCACTCGTAAATGAATATAAAAACTACACTAAAGAACAGGCATTTGGGTTATATCTACAGCAATTTGATTTGAAAAAGCATCGGTATAAACAAGAAGGGAAATGGCGCTCTTATGAGGCAGTAATGCCAAGAACTGTAGTGCCAGACGAGTATAAAGATTTAATAAGCTATGCAGGCAATTATTAAAGGCAATATTGTCGAGCTTCGGGTATCCACCATAACCCTGCAACCGCAGGAGAGCATTACGTTTTATCCTTTCTATTGCCCAAATTGCGGTAATTTTCATCAGCAACTAGGCGGGGAAGTCTCAAAAATTTATCCTTTTTACGAACCATCAAATGATGTTCCTGTTATCTCAAAATGTAAGACCTGTGGTATGCGCTATAATTTCCAGACCCATGATGGGTACTCAAGTGAGAAAGTAAAGGTGATTTTACATCCAACGGATACGACAAACTATTTCTTTTGTACGAATAATAAGGATAAAATCATTGAGTTTAGTCCTGATGTGGCAATTACCGCAAAGGACAATAAAAAGCATGGCTTCCCTTTTCAAACGCAATGCCCCGCTGTTGATTGCAAGAAAACCTACTGGTTTGCAGAGATGCTCTTCTAAAAGAATAGAAACTATGCTACTGTTTAATATATATGGTAAATCCTGACCTGATCACCTATGAGCAAAACCATTTCGGTCCTAATGAGCAAACCGGAGCGCTTACTGACCCCTTAGCACTAGATATTGATAATGAGGATTTGGTGAGAATCATTGATGACAGAATCCGCGCTTCAAGACATTTCTATGAGCAAACCTATGACCTTTACGAAAAGAGAAAGAAAAATGAAATCTATCGCTTTGGAAGACAGGTTGATGAGATAGAAAAAGCTGATAAATATAAATCGTATGAAACCCGAACGCTTGATAATGTGCTGTATGAAATTGAACGCACGATGAAGCCACTCGCGCTTTCCCAACTTCCTGATCTTATTGTCTCTCCTGGTGCTGATACGGATCAGTCAAAGGCGTTGGCTGAAATGATGACAAAGGTAGTCAACTCTGATTTACAGCAGGAACAGAATAGAAAGGTTCTTTCTATGGCATGGCAGCATCGATCAGTATATCGGGTTGGGGTTATTAAATGTATCTGGAATCCCCAAGCCTTCGGCGGTATGGGCGATTATGAGTTTATTTATGTGCTGCCTGATGCAATAGATATTGACCACACGGCAACCGAGCCTGATGCTGATAAGATGCAGTTTGTCTCCCATAAAGTTGAGATGCAGGTTTCAGATGTTATTATGCGTTTCCCAAAAGCGAAGAATGAATTTATCAAAGAGCTTCGTAAATATGGGGTGCTTGATAAAGACGGACATGACACCGAGGAGCGTAAATGGAAAGCACTTGCTACACCTATTTTTATAAGAGAAGTCTGGTTTACTGATTATGAGAAAGCTGAAAAAGAGGATGGCAAAATCATGTGGAAGCGGGTTGAGGGAGTTATCTGGAAATATAAAGAGTGTGTACTTGAGAAGATGCGAAATCCCTATTTTGATTACACGGGTGATAAACAGGTTTTCACTTACGATGATCCAAGACTTGAATCAAGTAAACGCGCATTAACGCTTGAAGAGATGCAGCAATCGTTAATGACCGGACAATACCCGACTAATGTAACAGAACAGCAGGTCTATCATAATTTCTTTGATTCCCCCCGTAAGCCCTTTTTCTTTATGACCTATGACCAATGGGGTAAACAACCGCTTGATGAAACAACCCATCTTGAGCAGAACATTGCCAATCAGGACAATTTGGATTCTATGCAGAAACAAATTCAGGATACGCTTAAGAATAGAGGGCATTGGATTTGGAGTAAAACCGCAGGTTTATCTTCAGGTGAGATTAAGAAAATGGATCACAATAACCCCGATGAGGATTACTTGGTCAATGGTGATCCCAACACTGCCTATCGGTATGAAAAGCCTGATAGACCCGCAGCACAGGAGTATCAGGATTTAGATAGATTGAAAAACACCATGTATGAGTTGGCATCAGCAACTTCTATTCGTGGTGAGGTACAAGATGAGGCAGTAACGAATAATCAGATCGGACGGGAATCAAACTATACGGTTATTGATGATATGGTAGAGGAAACCATTAACAAAGCAGCACAATGGATTGCAGGTTGGGCAATGCATATGATAAAGACGCGCTACACGCAGGCGCATTTCAGAAAGATATTAGGAGCTAAGGGAGAATGGATCTTTATGCAATTGCATCAGGATTTTGTTGAGGATGGACAAGTTGTGATGATTAAAGCATCAGGCTCGGACAAACTAAGAAAACAGAATAATGCGCTTAATCTTGCAAAAATGGATCGTATTTCAACGCTTGATCTTTATAATGATCTTGATTTAGATGACGCAGAAAATAGAGTGGCACGATTTATAACTGAAAAAGTTGATGGCCCATTGTTCTTATCTGAGTTTGTTGAAACAGCACCGACAGCAACTAATCAATTAGCACAAAAACTTGCAGCAATCACCCAACAGCAACAGCAAATGGGACAACAATCAGGGGGACAACCGCCTCAGAATCCTAACGGACCGGCAGGACCGACAACAAATAACACACAAGCAGTTGCCAGTAATCCACCGCAAGCCCAACCAGCACTACCGCAGATAGCAAGTTAATTGTTGGGGTATAGACAAACTCTTAGCAATTTGCTAAATTTCATATATGGCAACTGACCCGACAAAACCTCTTGAAGAAAAAGACGATAAAAATATCCCCCAAGTCCTAAAAGACAGAAATAAAACATTTTCACAGATTATTGCGGAACAACAGAGTGCAAAACCCCAAAATTCCGAGGCTGCAACGTCACCAGATGCGCAAGAAGACCAGGGAAAATCGAAAGATGACCAATCAGATATTCAAAAAGAGGAAGAGGAAAAACAGGCGAAGATTAGAGAAGAGGAAGAATTAGCAAAAAAAGCAAAAGAAGAAGAGAAAAAACAAGCCGCTGAGATAGCTGCACAAACAGCAGCAGAGGTTTTGAAAAAACAGGAAGATGAGAAAAAAGCAGAAGCCGCTCGGATAAAAGCAGAGGAAGAAGAAAAAGCAAGACAAGAAGCACTTAAGCCAAGATTTTCAGGAGTTGATAAGGATGGCAAACCACTTCCTACTAATTATGATGAGATAGCAGAAGAGGGAGCAAGAATTGGTGAAGAGCGAGCATTAGCTAAAATGCGGGCAGAGCTTGCTGAGAAAGAACGAATTGCTCAGGAGAAACAACAGCAAGAGCAACAGGCAAAACAACAACAAGAGCAAAATGCTCAAGCATTTAGAGACCAACTCAAAAGAGATCTAGATGCGGATGAGGCAGCTATCTATGCCGCAGGTGATTTGCCAAAAATCAAAGATCCCAATAATGAGAAAGATCCGGGAATCCTGGCAAAAAATTATTTATATCAAGTTGCCCAGCAAGTTAACGCAAAACGGATTGCTGAGAAAAAACCGCTTATCAGATCCTTGCAGGTTATCCGTTATGGCAGAGATGAAAATGGTAAGCCCTATTACACCCCACCAAAAACAGAAGTACCCGGACATGATGCCCCTGTTTTGGGAAGTGAATCACCCGGAATACCAGAAAGTGATAAATCACGATATGATGTTAGTAGAGATCGGAAAATGAGTATCAGTCAGATTCTTGCAGACGAGGCTAGAAAAGCCTCAAGACGGTTGGGAATTAGAGGAAATTAAAATTGCCTATTGACAAGATTATTTCCCATTCTCTAGTATTAAATATAGACATATTCCTTTAAGGAATTGACTAAAGAGTAGTTAAACCTAAAGGAATATGTTTACCAAATTTACTACAGCTCAATTACACAAAGACCTCAGTTTTGATGCTTCATTTCTTGGCAGGAAAGTATATAGCTATGACGGTATTCAAAATACCGCCCGTGTTGATGTGCTTGGAAACCCAAGACTGTATACAAAAGTAGTTGACCAAGTTCTTTTATCGCCAACATTATTAACAAGAATGATGTTTGGTGGCGAGCCATTTGACGGAAAGACGCAGGATGTTGATTTGGATGTTGTCACTGAAACACATGGTCAATGGGTCACAGGACTTGAAGAACTTAATTTGTCAGCAACCTCAACAGCCGTTCGATCTTCATATGCTCATACTGCTTTTACTAATGACCAAGTCTCAATTCTTCTTGAATCTTTTGCAAATGTAGGCTCATTAAATGTCGTTAATATTGATAAATATAAGTTTGAGAAAGAGCGGGCAACTACCGTTCAGGCAATCGGTGGTGCTGCCTATGGGTACGGGACAGGTAATCAAATGCTTGGACTTGAAGCAATTATTGATAATGGTACGAACAATGCCACAATCGGTGGTATTAGCAGATCAACCTATCCCTCACTTGATGCGTATATCGGCACAGTCACGAATAACAAACTGACCTTAGCCCTTCTTGATACCATGCACGACAATTGCCGTGCTGCTGGCATGAAGACAGAATGGCCCAATGTCGGCTACACAACTAAATCTATTTGGAGTCTGTACGGACAACTTTTACAGCCTGCTCTTCGCTATGGATACAAAGATGTTGGTTATGATGATCTGCCATTAACAGATAGATGGGGACAACGCTCAGATAAAACACTTAAGATTGGTTCAGGCTGGACAGGGGTCACCTATCGGACAATGACAATTGTTGATGATGATTTTGCGAACACAAACGGCAATAATCCTTTCTATATGGTAAATGAGAGTTACATCAAATGGCATGGGCGAAATGTTGTCCCTGATGAGTATAAAGACACGATTGAGCATGTTGATTTTGGTGACGGGACAACCTATGAGGGAACTGGTGCGATGGCAGTTGATGAATTACCAAGTGAATCTCATGGCTGGTTCTATCAGAAACCACAGCCAATGCCAACACAAGGCGGTAAATATGCACGGTTCTGGGTACTTGGAAACTTAATTGCACACTCATTCCGTCGACATGCCAAGGCAACGGGTATTACCTCGAACTAGCCTTAGCTTGTCATTCT